CAAATTGAGTTAGCCAACAATGGCGACGATTGTGTCATCTTCATGGAGGAGAGTGATGTGTCGGCGTTCAAAGAAGGCTTGGAGGACTGGTTTGGACTTAAAGGATTTCGCATGGATGTGGAGGAGACTGTTACGGAGTTTGAAGCCGTGGAGTTTTGCCAAGCACATCCGATATGGAACGGCATGGAGTACGTGATGTGCCGTTCCCTCCCCACTGTTCTCATCAAAGATTCGATGTGTCTGGTTCCAGCCAATACACCCCGCGAGATCGAGTCATGGTGTGCAGCAGTGGGCATGTGTGGGGGTAGTTTGTCCGTGGGAGTTCCTGTTATGCAATCCTTTTACCGGTGTTTCCGGCGTTGCGGCCAAGGTCGCAATCCTACAAAAGGGTTGATTCAAAGCATTTACAAGAACAGCGGGCAATTTGAGCGAATGGGATCGCTCAGCTACGGAGTACGAGAGATAGAGGCTAGAGCGAGGTGTAGCTTCTGGATAGCGACTGGCATCACGCCTGACGTTCAACTGGAGTTGGAGAAATACTACGATGGGTACCAACTGGACGTTAAGTGCGTGACGGAAATGTCAGCCGTGCAGATTCAAAATACGACATACATCGAAATCCCACAGGAAATAGTCGTGTAAGAACCTTCCCAAATGGTTCTAACAATTCGCAAGAAAAGCAAGGCGCTAGTGGTGCGCCCCAAGGCAGGGAAATCCACGTCGAAGCCGAAATCCGCGGCTACATCACCGTTGGTGGTGTATAAGGCAGCTCTGGCTGATCCATTCAGCACCTTGGCCCAAGGTGCTCGGGTCCCAGATATGTATAGTGTTCCCACGGCAACGCGCCACATCACTCGCAAGTTCACGTTGAGCAGCAATGCTAGCGGAGAATGTGATGTTGTCGTTCTACCCAGTGCTTTCTATCACGCGTTATCCCCGCGTGGCTCGATCGTAGGTGGGAACTCTTGGTTGACCCTCGACGGGGCAACCGTAACGAATGCGGCAGTTTTGACTACGACTTCGGCTTTGTCGCCGCAGTTGATCAACTACCGAATAGTCGGGTATGGCGTTAAAGTTATTGGTATTGCATCCATGACGACGAACAGTGGTTCGTTAACTATCGCTACCGTGCCAGTTGACGGGTACCAGAACACCAAAGATACCATTGGTGGTCAGGCCTCAAACTCGGCAAATGCTTCAGCTACTGTTGCTAACACCCTCACATCGTGGGGAGTGCCTAATGCATCTAGCGTGGTGTCAGTGTCATCGCTGCCTTCCTTGCCGAACACGTTGGAAACGTCCATGATTAACGTCAGTGAACGTCCCATCTCTGTATCGCCAAAAATTTGTGCCCCGTGCGCCTTCGACTTCAAATTGTCGTCGGACATTGGCCCGGGGTACAACATCACTAGCCAAACTAGCGCTGTCTCGGTTTCCGCAGGCAATGCTAGTTTCATGCGTGTTGGGGGGCATGAGGCAGTGATCTTGGCAGCTACTGGCTGCCCAGCCTCTACCAGTATGTTGGATATTGAAATCATCTACCATCTGGAAGGCACACCCTTCATTTCAGCCACCGCTAATCAGGTCGTTGGTTCGGACTCTAGTAATATTGTCTGCGACCCGGTTGGTTGGATGAACGTCGTTCGCGACGTTGCAGCGACGCCAAGTTTCAAGACTGTGGCTGTCGCTGCTGCTAACACGTTTTTCCCGGGGCTCGGGACGGCGGTCGGACGGTACCTTTAGGGTGCTGTTGGGGGCAACAGTGGACAATCACGGGGCTTTACAATCCCCCCCCTTTGTGAGTAGAGCAGCGTATTAAATCTGAGGTGCGTGACGAGCACCCTCACGCTAGTTAGTTGCCAGGTTAGCAACTTGCACG